GACCTATCATGGTCTACTAGGGGATCTATGACGTCTTTTCTTTTTTCTTCAGGATACTTTACGTATCTCTCTTAAAGATACGTCTTCTTTAATCAAGATCATTAAAGCCATCAGCATACATGACCACAGACTGTTTCTTGATGTCTTCAAAATAATCCACGATGAACCTTTCTAGCATCGTGACTTTACTTTTAAGTGCATTGTTCTCAGTGGTGAGGTCTTGGATGACTTTCTTTTGGTTGACAGGTGTTGCTTTCTTGGCTATTCTTGCTGCTTCTACTCTTTCATGTGTCTTCTGGGAGATGATCTCTTGGTTAGAGAGGGTGAGCACACGTGAACGTGGTGTCACCCCTAATTCACTTAAGACGACTTGTTTAAGCTTACCGGTGAGATCTGAGAGATCAAAGTTTACAGGTAGTGCTCCTAGGTCTAATGCTATCCCTACTACCGAGTAGATGATCCCTGATCCATTGGGGTAGGATAGGAGATAAGAAGAAGGGATATGGTAGAGTTCCCCTGAAGAGGATTTTAAAGTAACTACTGATCTGTTGGCTAGCTGATCTTCAGCGTATTCGTCTTCAGTGAGCTGTAGGGATTCATAGAAGGCTTTATAAACATCAATGCCTGATGCTTCTAACTCCTCTATCTTTCTAATGGCTACTGTGGTATAATAGGTCTCAGAAGAGAGATAAGTAGAGAGTTTACCTTTTAACTTGAAGATACCCGAGGAGTAGATCTGAGGGAGGAGTTCTGTAGTCATGACTTCTCCTCTTAGTCGAAGTTATTCACGTTGTTCATGTCTTCACCTTATCACTCGAAGTTAGCTTTGGCAGCTACCAGGAAGTTGATGTTGTTGAAAGACCTGGAGAGATAGAGCTTGCCGTCTCTGACGATACGGTAAGCGTTCGCAGGAGTTGTTGAGTACAGGGTAAATGACTCAGCTGCGATGATAAGCTCCATCAAGGCTTCTGCAAAAGTACGGGTAACTGCTTTCATGCGGTTGAAGTCCTGTGATAGAGAATGCTCTGCGATCAGATCCGGATAAAGATCGGTTAAGTAATGGTAGTTATCTCTGTTGTCAGGATGAGAGATCACGAGTGACTGTAATGACCGATAAGGATGCGCAAGTACAGAGGCATAAGTCTCGATATGACTATCTGTATAACCATAAGTGCGCTGTGCAAACTGCTTGATGGTAGGTACTATCTCTGCATATTTCGCCAGTGGAGTATAGATCCCAGAGACAGTTTGTCTATTGGGGATCGCAAATTGATCAAATCTCGGGATGATGATAAACTCAGACCGGCGAAAGATATCCGGGAAGATCTGTTTCCAATCATCTTGGTCATGGATAGAGTTGGTTAAGATGTGTCTGATGATAGCATCTCTGATCGCATCAGGGTTGTTACCACGTTCACCATAGATGAACACATCCCATCGGGTATCTAGAGTGAAAGTAGGATCTAGGCGATCATGCCACTTAAACATCAAGGTCAGTTTGATCGTATCTGGTTTATAGTCACGGACGATAAGACCTCTTTCTGACATGGAGATAGGATCATTCTCATCAGCTACAAACTTGGCTACTTCTTGTCTGGATTTGAAGAAATCATCGACATTTTTGATCGGAGTTACGACAGAGATCTCGTACTCATCATAAGTCGCACGGAAAGCTTTGTCAGAAAACCAGATACGGATAGTCGTATCTTGGTTATTGATCTTCCATTCGATCCAACCAGGACAAGCGTAGTTGTCATTCTTGATGACTTGTCCACAGGTGAAACTGTTTGCAACAGAGGCATAGGTCTTGATCAAATATTGTTCTACTTGATCTGCCCAGGAGGCTTGACCAGTCAAGACTTTCTTGTAGATATCGGTGACGATGGTGAAGATGTTGTCTAAGATAGTATCAGAGAGTTCTATGTAGTTGCCATCTTCGACAGAAGTAAACGTATATAGAGTGATATCTTCATCATCTTTTTTGGCATAGATCCCACGATCTTTGGCATAGGTGATGGCATAGGCTGAGATCTCCCCGATGGGGTAGACATCATTTTTACTGTTGGCTCTGAGGGCACTATGAGATGCAAAGGCTTTGATAGAGATAGTCATGTGACAGAAGTCCTATAAGAGAAGTAAGTATACATATATCCCTAGGGGTCTAGGGACAAGCTATAAAATTCGATAATGCGAGGTACAGATACATGTGGTCATTGATAAGATACATTTTTAGTTTTATTTGGGAGGGGTTCCACAACCCAGAGAAAAGGAAGAAACCTTGGTTTTTATACTCCGTTGGGGGATTGATGTTATTCTTGGTGGGGCTCTGTTATGTACTCGGTAACAACTTAAGGTCAAGGTCTGTCCTTAATCATAAATGGGAAGCAGCTTACGCGAGCCTAAAATACAACTACAATCTCACCATGGAGAACAACAACCGTCTGATCAAGATCAACAGACATCTCACAGAGATCAACTCCAACCTCTTAGAAAGTGGCATGGATATGTTCATGCGTATCGCTGATGCCAATCTCTCCGATGAAGAGAAAGATGCGATGAAAGGAGAGCTTGAGTTCATGAAAGAGATGCAGAAATCTCTGATCCAGCAGGTAGCAGATGCTGCATTGCAAGATAAAAAGACTGATGATAACGTCAAGAAAGATGATCAGCAGGTGAAGAAGATCTTAAATGATACTGGTCGTGATCCCAATCTCCCTGCTGAACTACCTCCACCTCCAGCACCGCTACCAGCACCAAAGAGTATCGGTGATGAAAAAGATAAACCATAAGGGATACTTTATAGCGTTTTTGTGAATATAAGGATGGAAATATGCTTAAAGGTATCGTCCTCTACTGTGACGGTGGTAACCATGGTAAAAACCCTGGGATGATCGGCTATGGTATCCATGGGTATACCTACCAGACATGTCAGGATATCGTAAACTACAATGATGAATATAAATACACTCAGATAGGTTACGTAAAGCTGGGTGATAAAGAGACTGAGGAAGACATCCATGACGTCTCTAGCATGAAAAAGACTGATGATAAATACCAAAATGTCATTAATGGTTCTATGAAAATCAGAGTAGAACCTGTCAAGATCTTCAACAAGTATAGCAAAGTCGGTATCCATGATAGCAACATAGGTGCTGAGTTAAGAGCCTTCAGAGATAGTTTGGATATCATCAAGAAAGAGACGACTGATGAAGACATAGCAGTAGCTCATGTGTACTCAGACTGTAAAAATGTCGTCAGTGGTTTTAATGACTATCTCCCTCAATGGTCCTCTAATGGTTTTCGTAAGAAAGATGGAAATAAAGTCCAGTATGAAGATATTTGGCAAGATATCCATGATCAATTAAGCTATATCAAAAGCAAAGATACTGAAGTCAAACTACACTGGATCAAAGGTCATGATGGTCATCCTGGTAATGAACAAGCCGATTACTTAGCAACTATCGCAGCATCTATCGGAAGAAAGATAGGACTCGGTGTCATCGAAGATGATAGTATCAAGGACTATGATTTAAGCCAAGTAGATAACAAAGCTTCCATTCATCCTTTCCTGATGACAGAAAGGTTCTATTTCAATCCCAGTAGGATAGAACATCATCTAGAGAAGATCAAAAATGGTAAGCCTGTCCAGTACTATCTCGGGGAATTAGGGAGCAAAGTCGAAGATACCTTTGTCGGTAAAGAGATCAGTGATGCAGCACTTGCTGTATGCTCATTACAACAAAGTGATGTCGTGTTAGATCGGATCATGCTAGAACAAGCTCGTTATCTCGAAGATAACGATGCCAATACAGATTGCATCGTCGCAGGTATGCTGGATCATATCGCAAAATCCAAAGTCTATCCTGATCTTCTCGCTAATAAAGATGTTTTATTGAAATCCCCTGGATATACGAGAGCTGAGATCAAATCTCTCTATGGAGATCAGATCACCTTGATCTTAGATCCACCCTTCTTAGCGATGCGTACTTTATCCTCTTTCACCTTACTGGAAGAGATGGCAAACTACTATCTGCAGGATAAGTTTCCTGGAGAGATTGTGGATATCACAGAGCTCCTCTATGAAGAAAGCAATAAAGGTAAAATACAGTTCAAGAAAGCTATCGGTACGGATGTCAAGTCTATCAAAGCCAAGATCAACATAGGAGAGATAGAGAAAACCGTCACACTGACCTTTGGTATAGATCTCTTAGAACGTAACGTCTACAAGAAGCTTGAGAAAGATATCGACAAAGTGGTGCTACTCAACTGGTCAGAAGAGGATAGTTTGTTCATGAACTATGCGGTGATGACTATCTTAAAGAACCATGACTGGTGTATCTATCAAGCCACGTATTCCTCCACTTACTATAAGAAAAGGTAAATCTCATTATGCGTAGTTTTAAATATTGGTTACTGCAATTCCTGGTGAAAAGAAGACCAGAGAGACTGAAAAGAGCAACAGCACTCTCCTCTATCTATCGTGTATTGAAAGACACGATAGATGATGAAGATCTAAAACGGATCAATATTGCGTTAAAGCTTACTGTAGATCCGGATAAGGTCAAATCTCTTAGATATCCGATGGCGATGCGTCAGGAGATCTGGGGTGAGAGTGGTATCGCGATCATCAAGACTCTGATGACTGGAGTGGATCGCAGTAAAGTAGAGAGGGTCTGGAACATCATGCCACCATGGTTAAGATACAGTTACATGCAGTTTGAGAAAGATGTCGTGATCTTGTTCCGTGTACTAGAAGAGCATGATGAACAAGCTCAAGCATAGTTAGATATAGATAACACGTCATAAATGTCATACATCCCTGATACACCTACCATGAGTGTATCAGGGTGCTCTGCATGAACGTATGTGAATAAAGAAACACCTCAGTAGTACCATTGATAGGTACTACTGAGGATGTATGACGTCTGTTCTTTTTTCTTCGTGATACTCTACGTATCCCTCAGAGAGACTACGTCTTTTGCTTATTTATCGTAGTGCTTTGATCACAGTAGTCAGCATCTCTTCAAATAAAGATTTAAAGATGCTATACTGATATCTGGTCAATGCATAAAACTCAATCTCTTCAGCAAGTTCTAGTGTAGACTCTACAAAGTAATCCGGTACTGTTTTACCATTGATAACGACATCTTTACTAGAGATATGCTTCTTGAAAGCATTGAGTTGCTCTGCTAGATCTTTCGTCGTAGAGACGACTTTCTTGTTATCGATGGCATTGATCTTGTCTGCAACTTCTGCCATGACTTTTGCACACTCTATTACATCAGCATTACGCTTGATGACATTACCATAGCTTGTCTTGACAGCATTAGTACGTCCTGTGAACAACGCAGCCATCTCTTCTTTTAAGGACTGCCTTTCTTGCTTTAACTGTCTTACTCGTTTTAGATCAGAAGAGAAGTCTTGATTGAGTCCTGTGGGAGAGGATAACGCTATCCCTAAGTTTTTCTGGAAAGTCTCCATATTGAACAAGAGTTCTTTATGGACATCAGAGAACTTATTCAAAAGACTGATATAAGCAAGATAAGTCCCTGTATAGTACTGCGGGATCGGGATGATAGCGTCCATGATATCAGTATACTGAGACTTAGAGACTTCTCTGACATCGACTTGTCTTACATGACTAAGATAAGACAGTGGTTTGTCATCAAAACCAAGCTTCTTCGCAAAGTTATTAAAGCTATCAATGATAGACGGGATGATACGTTTGATCGCATCGAGAAATCCTTCTTCTGAGTAAGTAAAAGACTCTACAGAAGGTGTTAAGCGATAGGTCAGCATATATTGCAAAGACCCATGATCCAAGGTATCGATATAGCGCATAAGACGATAAACTCCAGTAAAGATAGATAAAGATGATATATGTGTCGCGTACGACTCATAGAGTTTTTAATCGAAAGGATTATGTAATGAGCTTTTTCAAATAAGAGGTACAGAACAACATGAACATGGTGCGTATGAATACAAAACTAGCATCTCCAGTGAAACCCTTGATCAATGTGGGGTGTCTTTTTGACATCCCCACAGGGACCTTTATTACGGGTATTCATGGAGAGTCTATTTTAAATGGTGGGATGAGTCGTTTTGATGCGATCATCGGTAGTGGTAACTTAGGTAAATCTACTTTAGCGCACTACAGAAACATCGTAGGCTGTTATCGCATGGGGGATAATGCTTCTATCTCCGTCTACGATACTGAAGTCAACATCCAGGAGTCTAGACTACAGCAGTTTATTAATGAAGCCACTCATGGAGAAGGTGCTAACTGGATCGAAGAAGGCAAATGGTCTGTCTCTGATAAAGACTCTGTCCCTGGGGAAGTGTGGTTTGATGAGTTTAAAGCGTTCATGGAGAGCAAGATCGAAAGTAAAGAGATCTTGGTAGAGACACCTTTTAGAGACAGAGTCAATGATAAGGGAGTAGTGAATCCATTAAAAGTACCTATGCCTACGTTTGTACTATTAGACTCTATCACGAACTTCCAGACCAAAGATACTACTAAGATGCGTGATGATGTCACGATAGGTGATAGTAAAGCCAATATGCTCTACATGACCCAGAATAGAAACAATACACGTGTCATCAATGAGACCCATTCCTACTGTGGTGCATCATCTACTTACGTGACGATGACCGCACATGTAGTCGAGAAGATCCAGATCGACCCTTATGCTCCACAGGTGAAAGTACTACCAGCTTTGAAGAACAACTTAAAGATCAAAGCACCACCGGACTTCACGTTCTTGACGATGAACTGTTGGTGGCTCGCAGGATCATCTCCTTTGATCAGTAAAGACCGTACCTGTGAATATCCGATCCAAGGAGAAGAAGGCGTTAAAGATGATACTGATCTTAATCTCGTGTATGTGACACAACTTCGATCTAAATCTGGTGCTTCTAACATGAGTTTGGATGTCATTATCTCACAGAGACAAGGTGTGCTCGGATCTTTGACTGAATTCCACTATCTACGCAAGAATAACTACTTTGGTTTGATCGGTGGTGATAAGAATTATCATTGTGCACTCTACCCTGAAGTGAAATTAAATCGTGTGAAAGTAAGGTCTGCTTTAGATCAAGATCTTAAGCTTGCAAGAGCGATCAACATCTGTGCAGAGTTATTGCAATGTATCCGCTATGCAAAGATTGATCCAAGGCTTGCCTGTCAGCCAGAAGTCCTCTATGAAGACATCAAGAACCTCGGTTATGACTGGGATATGATCTTAAGTCAAACGAGAGGCTGGTGGTGTCCTTTGGATCAACACCAGGATAGTTATTTCTTATCTGTGTTGGATCTGTTAAAGATGCGTGTCGGTGAGTATCATCCTTACTGGTTAGAGGATGATAAGAAAACCATTAATGTTGGGAAAGATAGTAAAGGTAAAAAGTGAGTATGACTATGCAAGAAGTGCAAGATAACAACGTAGAAGCTGCTTTTGAAGAGTTAAAAGCAGATATGAAGTCTCGTGAAGAGCATGATATCGACGCCGGAGACTGTGATCTTTATCAAGAAGTGAAAGGGATGTTTGAGCGTGCTGGTCATCCAGATCCTGATGCTTGGACACTAGGAAGACTCAGTCCTGATGATCTTAAAGGATCTCCGATGAGTTACCAGAGATTGATTATCAATAGAGCCTTGAGACTTAAATTGGGTAAGTACGAAGAAGATACTCGTGATCAGCGGTTCTTGCTGGTAGACA